ATCTACTCCGTCAACCGTGCCACTAACTACAATATTACCAGTAACTTCAATTCCCGTATTAGTAGTTTCAATTTTCTTATTACCGTTATGACCCCACCAAGTTTCAGCGTTAGGCTTTATTTCGCCTTTTAAAAGTACCTGATTTGCAAATTGAATTGGGTGTGTTGCATCATCAACTTTTATTACACCCGCAGAGCCATTGTGATAAATTCTAAATTCACCACTGTTCATATCTATTGCCTTAGCATTACCAAGATTTATTTCATCAGTAAGAGTTAATTCTGCAACACCTGTTACATTATCACTGTCGTCAACGGAAATCCCAGTTGCTTGTACTCCCTTGCTAGTACCATCCGAGCGAACAAGAACATTATCTGTGCCAAATGCACTTGAAGCCGTTACATCGCCAGTACCACTACCCTCTATTGCATCAATTCTTGTTTCGCCATTATAAACATAAGAACCTGCACCAGTGAATAACTCGTCAAGTTTCTTTATGTCGTCTATTAGTCCGTTTATCGTAACCGTCTTGCCAGCGTCAATGCTTAAAGTAGCACCACTTGCAAACTTCAAATTAACATTAGAAGGGAATGTCAAGTCAGCGGAAATCTTGTAAGTTCCACCGTTAGTAGATGTGCGCTCTGGCACTTCTTCGGTTTCAGAAGAAAAGAATATGTCTGCATTATAAGAGCCAATGGCAGTTATGAGTGTTTGTATTTCCGTGCTATCGTCTGTTGTGCCATCACCAACTGCGTCATACTCTTTAACGTCAAGCCATATGCTTCTAATGCGTGTGCCGTAGTCATTAGGGTATACATTGGCTTTTGCTATTAGTTCGGATATATGTGAGCTTACACTTTCTATTGCCAATTAAATCACCTCTTATAATTTCTTTAATATCAATTACTTCTTTTTCCACCAATTCAGCCTGTTTGTCGATAAACTCTTTTTCAGCCTTTACATTCTCTGCCCCGAAATAAGTCAGCAGTATTTTCAACTCTGTATCATTTGGATAAGTAAAAGTGTTTTTGTCTACTCCATCAATTACAGGAGAAGAACGCACTTGACCATATATAAGAGTTCCTGCTCTTGTGTTGAAATATTCATCGCAAGACATTAACTCACGCTTGATAAAGAATATAGGATCTTCATTAGCTACCTACCAGTTGATTTACTATTAAGGTTGTTGAACCTGCTCCTATGTGGTTTATTGTTCCGTCTGCTAGGTAAATCGGTAATTTAGTTTCATGTGCAAAAACAGGCATTGAAGCGGTTGTAGCCGTTTCGCCATTAGTGTTCATGTATGCAGTTTCACTTCCGTCATTTGATACTGAAACATATATGCCGTTACCAAGTGCAGTTTCCTGTGCTGGCGCTGTCGTAACGCTTATGCTAGTTCCGTCTTTAACTTTATATGCTTGTTGCTGAAAATACATTTATTTACTCCTATTTAATATAAAGGGGTGGGTTGCCCCACCCCAATAAGTTTATCCTAGTGTGCTTGTGTTGTAGACTAACTGCCAATTAGTACCATCAAAGATAAGAATTGCAGTTTCGTCAGCAGCATCAAACGTAAGTGTAGCACCATCTGCTAAGTGAGCAGGGGTTACAACCGCATTGCTACCAGCTGTGTCGCATTTAATTACAAGCCGTTGTCCTTCTGTTCCATCAGCCAGGGCCATAGCTAATACACCACTTGAACTGTCAAGTATTGCCATTTTGTCTGTTACTGCAATATCGCCAGTAGCGGAATATTCAGATACGTTGCCACCATTGACACCAGTTGTGTTTCCTGTTACATCACCAGTTACATCACCAGTTACATCACCAGTTACATCACCAGTTACATCACCAACCAAAGTGTTTTCCAAGTAACCACTTGAGTTGATTATCTTTTTGGAAGTACCGCCTTGTACAAAGTACAAAGCACTCGATGCACCACCAACCAATTTAATATCGTCTGCCATGTTGACACCACCTTTCATTCAAAGGGGGAGAAATCCCCCTTAGTTATTTACGCACCAGTTGAGCCAACAAGTCCACGCCAGTTTACAATGCCTGCCGCAAACTTCTGGTAACCGTATGCAAGGTAGTCAACTGTTCCAGACTGCTTTTCAACGTCAAACCAAGTCTTGTCATTCCAACCAAACAAAGCATTGTCAACGTCATGTGATACTAAGAACCAGTTGGTTGCAGCATATGTTGAGCCTGTTTGAGTAAGGAAATCCCATACGAATGGTCTGATATCGCCAATTGCATTAGGTGTATTGGACATTTCACCAGACTGCAAGGTTGAGCCAAGAACCTCAGCTGCTGTGAACATTGAGCCAGGGGCAACTACTAACAGTTTAGGTCTAACTACACTGATTAGGTTTGCTTCATCAACGGTGTCTGTTCTCACTAGTTCAATAGCGTCTTTAACCGTAGCTGGTGACAATGCACCACTAATAAGGTTGCTCTTTGTTGCAGCATTATCAGCGAGTGGGTGTGACGCACTAAATGTTGAAACTCCGTCATATCCTGTATCGCCAAATCCGTTTGTCAACGCATAAGCTGCTTTGACTTCTTCATTCTGTCTGAACGCTTTACCCATCTGCATAGGTGCGTTCTTAACTACTGCACGACCACGCATACCTGCACCACCGAAAACGCCCTGTAAATCATCTTTGAGCATTTCATAAGTGATACGATATCCTTTGTCGTATCTTACAGCGGTAAGTGTTGCTGTGTCGCCTTCACTCATGCTATCTTCATTAATTGTTCCACCTTCAACGTTTGATTCAGGAAGCCCAAATCCGCCGAGGTGTACAAATGTTTCACTAGGTTTTCCCATAGTGATTACTTTAAATACTTCAGTATACTGTGGTGTGGCTTCATCGTAATAAGCCTGGTCAAACAGTTTTCTGTGTGATGCGTTTAAAGCTGAAGTAAAATCAGTTGTTTTAATTTTTGTTACTGCCATTTAATCCACCACCTATACATTCTGCAAACTGCCTTTTACAAGGAAGTTAGCTGTTCCATTGGTGCTATTATAGCCACCAATATACTGCAAAAAACCGTCAGTTGTGTCATCTAAATCTGCGGTGTATGCGTTTGTTACTAAATCAAACGTCTTTCCAATATCTTCTGCGTCAAGTGACTTTTTTGAGCCTGTAGCGTCTACAGTCATTGACCATATTGAATTCGGATTGATGTCTACGTCAACTACGTCATCTGTGTCAACAGATGTACCAGTTGTCAGAGCCTGTGTAGCCACTCCTGCAATAGTTCCTGCACTCGCCGCAGCTGCACCAACATCAAGTTTACTTGTGTTGATTACAACTACTGACCCTGCAACAATTGTCTGAGAGGCATTTACTGGCCATGAAATTATAATAGGTCCTGACCCGTCAATAGAGCTAACCCTTTTCATTGTTCTTACATATGCCATGTTATATCACTCCTATTTTTTCTTATGATATTTGGCGTGTGCTTCCCTGTCATCGGACGCATATAAAGCAAATTCTTCGGGTGTTTGACCCATCATTTTAGCCGCTTCAAGTTCAAATGCTGTTAGTTCTACTCGCTCTGTCATCTTACTGAATATATCAGCAGAACTAGAGTTTGTTGAGAGAACCTTCTCAGCCGCTTCAATCTTAGCCTTGCTAGTTTCGCTTTTGCGTCTGTTGTTGATTATTGTTTCGCCATACCGAGCAAACATAGCTTCTTTTATAGAAAGCCCTTTTTCCTTGGCATAGGTCATTACATCTTCTTTGATGTCATTATCAACATCTAGTAACCCACTATTGGAAATCTTTTCAAACTCTGTTTCAAGTTTCTGATCAGCCAACTGTTCCTTGATTTCCCTAATCTCTTTGTCGTAAGTGTTCGGTTGTGTGTGCTGTTGTGTGTACTGTTGATACTGTGGTTGTGTTGGCGTACCAGCACGTTTACTTTCCAAGTCATCAAGCTGTCTTTGAAGTGTGGTTGTGTCTGCACCATTTGAAAGCTTTGAAAGCCTATCGGCTATCTGAACTTTAACCTGTGCATCTTCATACATCTTCTGCCACTTCTGTCGCTCTTTACGTTCTTTCAAGAGTTCAGGCAAGGGAACATTATGAGTTTCCTTTTCGGGAGCATCGCCTATTTTGTTGTCAATGTTCTTTGTATCTTCTTCAGATACGACACCTTCTTCAGGTGCTTTTGTTTCTTCGGACATTTATAATCTCCTTCTATTTGTCGCATAGTTGCGGAATTCACTAGATTACGGCTAGAGTCACGAGTCGTTCTTTACGAGGGTTTAACCTTTTGCTCTCTTTACGAGTTCTTTTGCGGCTTTATATGTGCCGAGTTCTCTGCCCTTTTTGGCTTTAGCACTGTTTTTCGCTTTCATGTTGCAAACCCCCTTTCAAGGTAAAAATAAAACGAACCAAAATAAATGATTCGTTTAAAACAAATTCTAAAGGTGCTACCACCTATATATCTATAATAACACTTGGTTGAACGAATTGCAAGTTTCACTGCTGTGCTTGGATTTACATTTGAACTGTACAAGGTTTGGCTTGCCACCTTTGCCGAGATGACCAAACTCAAGTATCTTGCACCACTTAGCACCACACTTGCCACACTTAATCCATTCACCATCTGTCTTGGCCGCTATGTCAGGCATTTTCTTCTAACCACTTTCTCATATCAACAGACTTAGTTCCTTTTTCAAACTCTTTATTATAATTATCCTTGATATATTTCTTTAGTTCAAAGAATTTCATAGAACCAATAGGCTTAACTTCTTCTTTAGGTTCTTCTTTAACAGGTTCTTCTGCTTTTTCTTTGGGTACGTCTGAATATTTTTTGCCTAATTCGGCTATAAATCCTTCGTAATCAACAGGTTCAATGTCCTTTAACACTCTTGGTTCTTTCCAATAAAGGTAGTATAACCTGCAACACTCGGCAGTAGTAAACTCTTTTACATTTCCACCATAGAAACCAACTGACGCTTCCTCTTTAAACATTCCTTCATAGGTTTTAATCGGGTGCTTGTAGTCACTTGGTAGGAAACTGTGTCCACATATAGGACACTTAACTTCTAATATGTTCTTTCTTTTTCTTAAATCGGGCATTTATAACACTCCTTATCTGTAATAACCGCCTTCAAGGTATTCCTTGACGGTCTTTGACTGACCTTTCCAACCACAGCTGCCACATTGATAGACGTGCTTGACGGCAGTATATCCTTCGCAAGGCAAAGCAAATCTTTCACAATGAGGACATATACCCCTGTTCTCAAACAGTTTTATAAGTTCTTCATCTGAAAGCGGTCTACCTTTCTTCTTTTCTTCTACCTGTATGTAAAATTTTACATATGGACTTGTTCGAGCCATGTCGGCTATAAGTTTTATTGCTCTTATATCTCTCTCGTTCACATTCCTGCCCCATTCTTTACAGTATCATTAGCGTTCAAGCCTTGCACGGAAGGGTTAGGAGTCTTAGACATCTTGTCTGCTCGTCTGCCTTGTGCCGTTTTCATGCTTGTATTTAAGCCTGTAATGTTTTCAGTTTCAGATTGTAATTCGGCAGGTGTAGGTGGAACGCTAGGGTTAGCTTCGTCTTGTACTGGTATAGGAAGTCCTAACTGGTCACGATAGAACTTGTTCGCAGTAGGCACATCAACATTGCCCATAGCCTGTAATTCTTTCATTGCCGTATATAAAAATGCCTTGTTAGTCGGTAGTCCTGCACCAATATTGAATGAGAACATAAGCTGTGCTTTCTTGTACTTAACTTTTCCATTCTTGTCAGTTTCAAACTCAGACTTAGGCATTTCTTTATCAGGGTTCTTCTTAATAAACTCTTTGGCATATTTGTAAGATGATTCTTGTACAACTGGTATCTTGTTCATGTCGCTTGGTATGAATGACATAAACTCGCCATCGCCTGTAGTGGCAAAAAACTTCTTGCTATCCCAATAGTATAAACACATTCCAAATATGTATTCTATCATATCAGACATTACAGCAGCCATGAGTTTCTTTTTATAATCAATTCCGTTCATGCCTGACTGTTGCATTGACAACGCCTCAGTTGCAGTATCAACACCTTTAACACGACCACCGCTCATCTGTTTATGTACTCTTGTGATTTCGTGTATGTCAATGTCAAATATTCTATCTCTCATTTGTGGAATATAAGCCGCTAACTGTGCAGGATATATATATCCAATACCTGCCGAGCCACCAGTAGACGGAATAGCCATACCAGGTTCGTTGGTAAGCATCTCGCCATCAGGTATCATTGTAGGATCATACCATTTCTGTGAGTTACCTGTAAGCCTTGCGTTCATTATAATTTGGTCTGTAAGGTCGTTTATAAGTTCCTGTTGGTCTAACAATAGTTCAGCATCGCCTTTAGCCCATACTGTGCCTTCTCTGACATAACACGGAATAAAGAAATATGGAAATTGATTAGAACAAAAGTCTGTTTCTTCGTCAAGGATAGTTCCATCACCTGACATCTGTGTTAGTCTTAGCTTTAGTTTCTTGTTATCAACGTACTTCTCCCAAACATAAATGTGCAGATAGTGCATTGACTGTATCTCTGAATCGTTATATTCGTTCTCGTCATACAAGGTTGTGTCTGTGAATGGTTCATAACCAGGTATGATTAAGTCTGCCTTTTCAGGGAACTTACGTTCTGCCCAAGCAACGGACTTAGTCATTGTTTCAATTATAAATCTGCCTTCTTGTATTGAATACACGTCTGTTATGTTAGGGTCAGGGTATACATATGCAGGATTACACGCAGATATCATTGGTAGTCCAAAGTTATCTGACCAGCTAGGGTCATACTGAGCCTTTATAATACCAGTGCCATACTTGAGTTGTCGCCTTGCGGTCTGGTCGATAGTCTGTAACCATTTGTTGTTTTCTATAACAAAGTCAAGCATACGCTTGATTTTAGGAATGTGCTGTATTTCAGACGGTGACTGTGCTTTTGGCTGTGCTTCCCAATTATCGTCAACCATTAGCGAAACCTGTGCTTCTATCATTGGGTGAATTATGTTTGTGTTGGTCGCAGGGTCATCTTCGTAAATCTGCTCATTAGCATGACCTTCCCAATAATCGTCTACGGTTTTCCATAAATCAAACAAACCACGCTGTTCCTTTGACTCATATGAAGCCCTGTACCACTCAATATATTGAGATGAACGCATTAGTTCATCTTCGTCCATGCCTTCTTCTTTTCTTGACGGATAATCACTGAAGAATGTAGCCTTTAGTGGCTTTTTCATTTACGTCACTCCTTTTCAATCTTACCATGTCTTTTAATATGCCTGACTTTTTCAGTGAGTTCAAGTTGGTCTTTATTATTAGGCACAATAAATGCAGGTCGTTTCTTGAAATCCTTAGCAGGTTCTTTCTGCTTAGGCTTTCTTACAATACTATAATAACACAAAAGATACCCCAAAAACAAAAGTGACGCTCCACTAAACATGAGTAATAAATCGTTTAACATTTTTTTTCGCTCCTTTAACTTTTCCTGGTCTGTGTATTGTAGAACTAACAGGGTTGTTTCTCCTATTAAATTCTTCTAATTCTTTTGGTGTCCAAAATCCTTTTGGTGGGTCTATTTTTCTAAACTTTGAATTCATTAGATATAATCTGTCCAACGCCATTGTAAGACTGTCGACAATATCGTCATTTTTCCCATTAGGGAATGAAGAACACTCGTCAATAAACAAAGATGTAAATGGGCTAAATCTTGGCAAATAACAGTGACCACTCTCTATTACGGGACTTACGGCAGATACTCGGCTTTCTTTTGAACCCTTTGGTTCGTAAGCAGATATACCAATTATCTCACGCTTAAGAGAGTCTATTACAGCAGGACCATTAGCCTTGTCTTCTATCAATATTGTCTTGCACCAAGGATATCTCTGTGAAAACACCCTTATGGCACTTATCGTTTCAGTAAATGATAGGCGTTCTCGTATTTGGTCTATCAAATAAAAGTCATTGGCAAACCTTGCCCATAGTTGCAATACAACATAGTCAGATTTTTCAGTACCCTTAAATGCACAGTCAATAGATATTACAGAACTATCAAAAGAAGATGGAACACTTTCGTAAAACTTCCACCACTCTTTCTTTATCATGTTGCCTTCTAATGCAGTCGGTCTGCCTTGATACAATGCGTTCCAAGTACGAACACCTGAACCCATTTCTTTGGCGTCAGTGTTTTCTCCTGAAAGATAAGCCGACTTTCTTTCTTCCATCCACTTTTTATCACGACCAAGCTCAGGAAACAACGGATCACCAGGTTCACGCCCAAGTATGTCATCTTCTTCCGCTTCGCATGGTATGTTTATTACAGTGCATGGCAGTATCTGCTCCCTGATTATACGCCCTGCAAGGTCATCTTCGTGCCATCTTGTCATAATAAGTATGATTTTACCACTTGAAGAAAGCCTTGTTAATATTGAGTTGTTAAATTCTTCCCATAATTTTTCACGATATTTATCCGAATCAGCCTGCTCCCTGTTCTTGATAGGGTCATCTATTAGTATCAAATCTGCTGGATTACCTGTTATCCCTGCCATAATACCACGAGATATTACAGAACCATTGTATCCACTAACCTCAAATGAAGCATCTGACTTCTTGTGCTTTGATAGTTCTATGCCAAACAAAGACTGACCATATTCTGCAAGCTTTTCTTTGTTTCTTCTGCCAAATCTAAGTGCTAAGTCTTCACCATAAGAAAGTATGATTGTCCTTGACCGAGGATTCTTGCCCAAATACCAAGAAGGTAAGGTTTCTGTTACTGCCATACTTTTCCCAAATTGCGGTGGCATTGATATTACAAGAATTCTTGAGTTGCCTATCTCTGTGTGTATACTGCCTTCTAAGAAACTTTGCACAGTAGAACATACAAACGCAAGATGTTTTCCCTTTATCCAATCTCGGTTTGTTAATTCTACATATGAAACATAGTCAGTGAGTGATTTCGCCATGAGATACTCGTACATCTCTTTGCACTCTTCTGCTAAATGCCACATCTTTACGCCAAACTTTTTGCTATATGCCATTTAAAACATCCCTTAAAGCCTTATATCCACCAGTAAAGTCATATTCACTGCCTTTCATGCACATTATAGGCCTTTCACGCCTTGTCATTTGTTTATAATAATATGCCATTTAAAAATCTCCTAAGTCTTTCCATTTGCAACCCTTGTGCTGTATGTAATAATTCTTGAACATAGACTTTAAAACTTTATTAGAGGTGTGTCCTTTTGAAAATAACCAAGGATTCATGTACCACTGTATGTTACGTGAATTTGTACCACGATATACTATGTCTTTCTCTTTTAATGACTGTAATAGCTTTATAACCGTTTTCTTTGAATAGCCACTTAGTTGAGTCATGTTGCCAATGTTTAATTCATGACCATTGGGAAACGCTAATAAGCAACTGTAATATATTATGTTTGGTGATAAACTCATAAGAAATGATTTCTCTGCCTGGCTTAGCTTTGGCAATATAAGACGCAGCTCTTCTACATAGCCTTTGTAAAACTGCCTGCCTTCCATGCTAGTAACGCTCTTTAAATGCTCAATGCTCTCTTTGCGTACTATGCGTACCTTGTCGCCTTCTCGGTTTAATATCTCTCCTGTGCTGGTGTCAACTACGACCCTGTCAATTTTTTGTTCCATATAATGATTCCCCTCTTCTGTTCTCATATGCCCTACCGTATATCTATTATAACATAATTGCATTTTAACTTCAATTATGCTATACTTAACTTAGTTAATTATTCCTGGTAGTTTCCATAACTTCCCCTCATAACTAACAACCCCCTACCCCCTACTTCCCAAAGGCGATTATATTACGATATGTCGCCTCTTTTCTTGTGCTTAAATATGCGTAATTAGTGCTTTTATTGACCCGTTTATCGTCCTTAGGTGTACTTACTACACCTATAGGGTGTACTTCGTTCCAACACGAAAAACCCGCAAACACCTTCTATAAGCTACTTTAAGCCACTTTTCCAGAATTCTATCCCTCTTATATCTATTTAATTGAAACTTTGACCAAAAACTTTTCACTACTTAAAATAAAAATTTGCCTGCCTATATAAACACTACACCCCCCCCTAAACCGACCACCCCACCTACGGTATAGCCTTTAAATCCAACTATTAAGATTTACTTACAAGTTCATGTAAACTTTTGAAACTGTATTTGCCATACTTCTTCCATTATTATTTATTCTAACGCCTTTTAGTAGCTTTCTTAGTTACTGGTTTCTTGCTGACTTTAGCTTTTTTAGCTGCATCGGATTTAAGTTTAGCAGATAGTTGAGTTAAAGTTTTTGCAGTAGGCGTAAGTTTCTTATGTTTTATATATTTATATATTGTGTCATATGCCATATCATTAGAAGTAGAAGTTTTTTTTCTTTTAACAGGTGCAGGTGTATTTTGTTTGCTAAATTTTTCAGTCTGCTTATTACGGTTATCTACCTGTCTTGAAGCATCTTTAATATAATCCTTTACCTTCTTTTTAACAATAACATTTCTTGTTTTAGCACGTTTATTGGTTATAGTTTCTCTTTTAGTTGGTTTTTTTCGGGTAGCCATAGTATCTCCTATCAATTTTAAATTATTTAACACTATTATACTATAAATATAGACAAATATCAACACC